CCAGCTTGCTGTAGTACGGAATGCCCTGGGTGTTGACCGTTTCCATGTAGTCAGCCGGAGCGAACACCGAGATGTACAGGTCCGGCACGCCTTCAGGGACCAGCAGCGCCTTGTCGTCATGGACGAAGGCCACACCGGCCACCTTGCCACGGTAGCGCTCCCAGACGATGCCGCCGAACTCGAAACTCTCCCGAGCGTCACCGCGTAACGCCGCTGCTTGTTGCGTGGCGATGTAGGTTTCCTTGACCGACTTGTGAACGATCAGCTTGTTCCAGAAATTCTTGCCACAGAAGGCACGGGAGCCGGTGCTGGTGACGCTGCCCAGCGCGTCCTCCTGCATGTCCAACGCCTCCCCGCACTTAACGCGCAGTTCGGTGCTTGGGTCGTTCAATCCCATGGACAGTTTTTGTCGGGACACTCCGAAGGCGGCGTACAGGTCCAACAGAGGTGTCGAACCGTCGGCATCCAGAACCAAGCCGTTGAGCGCGCCCATGCGCTGGAATTCGTGTGTAGCGTCCAGCTGCCGGCGTGCTTTTGCCAATCGGGTGTTCACCACGTCCTGTACTGCCTGCAACTCAGTGCGGGTGCCGAACGCTCGAATGCCCTGAATCTCGTCGGCCTTGATGGTGAAGCGTTCAGGCAGGTGCACAGTGTTGAAAGGAATCATCTTGCGTTTGCTGGCACCGACCACCAGACCCGAAGTACCGCGCTCACCCGCAGGCACCAGGGCCAGGGTGTCGCCATCCTTCTCGATTTGCACTGTCAGGGTAGCAACGCCCTCTTCTTGAAACAGACCGAGGCTGCTGATGCGGCCCGGCAGATAGGGTTGTTCGTTGATTGCTGCGGTGAGCGCCGGTACGGCAAACGCTTCGTCGTCAAAAATGGCGATATCGGCCATGGGTACACTCCAGAAATGAAAAAACCCGCCTGAGCGGGTTCAAAAAAGATTGTTTGTAGATCTATCCCTGACGCAGAACTCGAATTGCATTGCCGATCCCATCGGCATTGAGGTCCAGTGTTTCCAAGACAGTAGTGACGTTTTCCGCAACGTCCAATGAACCTCTATCAGCGACCCAGTTGGAAAGTTCTTCAACGGCAGCGGCAATTGCATTCTGATTGATCAGCAATAACTCCAGGGCGCTGGCTAGGGCTTCGTTATGGTCTGGCATAGAAATCGTCCTTAGTAGGAGTTTCTCTTATGCTAGTTCAACCACTTTAACGAACGATCAAAAAATGCGCGGCGAGGGCCCTCTCCGCGTCGGGATCCAGGCCGGTCAGATGGACTTCGCTCACCTCCGCCAAACGCACCACTGCACGGGCTCGACGTACCACGTCGGATTCGCCAAGCGGGCCGAAAAGGATCCCCACGGCGGTTTGCGTGCCGTCTTCGGCTGCCGGGTCGTAAGGGGCGAACTCGCCAGTGGCAGTGATCAGCCCGAGTACTTGCCCTGGATTCAATGCTGGGCCTGCCGCGACGTTGATCGATTCACGCGAGATGTTCCCGGCACCCTCGGACAGAAGGAATTCACCGGCATGCATCGGTTCCAGTTTGATGGTCATGGTCTTGCTCCTTTCGAGGTATTAGCGCTACCTGACTGCGCCGCCTGACGGGCTGCCCAGATAGAGGTGGGGTCGGGTTGTTTGGCCTGGGCCTTCGGGGCCGGGTCTGCGTTGAGCGGTAGGCTGTTGTCGATCTCGAAGCCTTTGCCGCTACCCACCAGCTTGTCGAACAGACGCGCTCGCACCGAGGCGGCATCCAAACCGGCCGCGACATACTCGGCGCTGAACTCAGGCAGCCGTGCGGCAACGCACAGATCGTTTACGGCTTTTGCGCGAGCCAAACCCGCTAGGACGATGGTCTCGCTTTCCAGCTTGGTCGAGTTGAGCAGCGGCTCGATCAGGTTGCTGATGCCATCCGCCGTACAACGCTGGGTGATCATCAGGGCCAGCTTGGCCGAGTCCACCACCGGAGGTTCATCTGGCGGTTCGGAAGGATCAGGCTCGTTATCCGACTCAGGCGGTTCATCAAGCTGGGCGAGCAATTCAGCCGGGGCATGCTGGTATCGCTGCAGCACCGCGCCCTGTCCCAGGCACGCCTTGACCTTCACCCCGTCACTCACCTCATCGGCCAGCCCCAGGTCCACCGCTTCGTTAGCGGTCAACCAGGTTTCAGCCGCCACCAGACGCCGAAGCTCGGCCTCGTCGATCTCTGGCGCCTTGGCCTTGTAGGCCGCGATGATGGCCTCCATGGTTTGGTCCAGGACGTCGGCCACCTTGCGGAAGTCTTCGGCGTCCCCTGCCGCATAGGTCCATGGGTTATGGATCATCAGCATGGCGTTGGAGGCGATGACCACGCGGTGCGCTCCGCAGACCGCGACACTGGCCGCGCTGGCTGCCAGGGCATCGACACGGCCGGTGCAACGCTCGCCCAGACGGGACAACGCGTTGTGCATCGCCAGACCATCGAACAAATCGCCGCCGATGCTGTTGAATGCCGCGATCACCGGCGATACGCCGTCATCCATGGCGCGCAGATCCTGCACGAACTGATTGGCGGTGATGCCCCAGGTGCCGATCTCGCCGTAGACGAACACCTCGATAACCCGCTCCTCGGCTTCGCCGCTCTCCTGCATGGCGTACCAGGTCTTGTCCTGGACTTTCACCCGCTGGCCGGCTCTGTTGTAGATGCGCGGAAGCGCTGGTTTGCTCATGATTGCTCCTTGTCGTCAGTAACCTCGACGGCTTCGTGCGTGTTGTAGTTGAGGCCCAGCGCCTGGGCCCTTGCGTGGTCGGCAGCGTTTTCCGCATCGACGGTTTCGGCGTCGTAACCGGTACGGGTGACCATTTCGCTACGTGAGGCGAATCCGGCTTGCACTTCCATCCGGCGAGCCTGCACGTCCTGGACAGGCTGGATGTAGGCCCAGCCTTGCGGCACCCAGCGTGTACGCAGGTACTCGCGGCGCCGTTTGGCGTAGTCGTCCAAGACCAGGGCACCGGACAGGACCGCCATGTCCATCCAGGCGGAACGGATCGGGCGGCAGAGCTGGTGCACATAAACGCCGAACTGAAGCTGTTCCAGGCGGCGCCGGAACTCGTTCAACACGACACGCAACGCCCGGTCGTTCACTTCACGCATGTCACCAGTGAGGATCTCGTATGGCGTGCCGGTGCCCGCAGCAGCGGCCATCAGTTGTTGGCGCATGAAATCGGGATAGTTGTTGCCTGCGTCCGGCGGTTTAGAGAACTCAACCTCCTCTCCCGGCCCCAGTTCCTGCATGGTGCCGGGCTCCAGCGCGACCATGGGCGTGAAGCCGTCACGGTCAAAGCTCAGCGGCTCACCGGTAACGGGATCCCTTGGTACGGGGCCAGAGTCCGGCGCCGGGCGGCTGATAAAACCGGCGAACAGGTTTGCTACTTCCTGCCGAAACAGCACCGCGTCGTCATAGTTATCCAGGCTACGTAGGCGCTTGAGTACGGGAGATAGGCGCGGTACGCCGCGCAATTGCCCCGGCTCTACCGGTTCGAAAACGTGCAGCACCTGCGATGCTGGCACCCGTACCAACTGGTTGTATCCAGCGCTCAGCGAGACGCCGTCGCGGGGGTGCGCCAGGTACATCCAATAGGCCACCCGTTTGCCGTCTGGCGTGAACTCGATGCCAGCCCGGATGAAGTTACCGGTACGCGTGGTCTCGAACTTGTCGTGTGGTACGAACTCCGGCGCGAGGATCTGCACCTGGAGCGGCACCGCCAGCCCCTCGTCCAGGCTGCGAGGTCGTAAGCGGACAAAGCATTCGCCAGACGTCTCGACGGTACGAGCGACCAGCGCCTGCTGTCCGTAGAAGTCAGTGCGCTCGTCGGCGTCCGACTCGTCCACCCAGTCATCCCACAGCAGTTGCAGGAGCTTGCGAAGCACGTCGTCTTCGGTGTTCGGCCTGGGCGTGATGCCCGTGCCGATCAAGTTGCTGACGCGTTTGTCGATGACGTTGAAGGCGTACGGGTCGTTGCGCACCGCCGCCCGTGACCGGCCGCGCAGATTGCGCAGTGCCGGTGTGTTGATACTGTTGATTCCGTTGTCGGGTGCATCCCAGCCAGTAGATCGGCGACCCTCTCCGGCGCCTTCATAACTGGCCTTGATGTTCGACGGCAACAAGAATCCGCTACGGCTGAGCGTCGGATAGTGTCGGGCCATCAGACTCCTTTGCCTCCGTGATAAAGCCGGACGACGCGGGAGCGTGGCCCAGCCGAGTTGACCAGAGAGGTTCGTATCTCATCGCGAGCCTTGATCAGCTCGTCGACGGTGCGGTACTCCACGGTGCGGTCGGTGTAGCGCACGACTTTCTCACCGCGAGCGATGGCCGCCTCAACCGCGTCGAGGTGCTTCTGTGTAAAGGACATATCAGCGTCTCTTCAGATAGCCGCTGGTGGAACTGCGGCGTTGAGGGGGTGGTGCAGCGGGTCGTGGTTGAGCCGCTTGAGCGACAGGTTGTGGTGCTGGTTGTGGCATGGCCGCCGGAACAGGTTGAGTGACTCGTTCGCCCTGCACAGGCTTGATCCCCAGCGCGTCATCGAACAACCCAGACTGCGCCAGGGCCTGGCGGACCCGCTCCCAGTCGTGCTCCTTGTAGCGGTTGATGCCCAGGTAATGCGCCATGGCAAGGCAGTACACCATCAGGTCAAGGGCTTCGTTGCGCTCGGCCTTGCCCTTGACCCATTCAATGCGCTTGTGACCCCGCACGTAACGCGCGACCTTACGTTCAGCTACGCACTGCGCGAAGAAGTCGTCCGGCAGGTCGTTGGCAAAGTGCAACGATCCCGGCCCGTCTGGGAACGAGTAACGATTGTAGATCCAGTCCTTCGCGGTATCGGTGCCGACAAACCACAGTTCAGCGCCGTTGCGTTCTGTCTGGCCCTTCCATGTCACGTCCACCATTGACGGCCGCTGGGCAATCACCGGTTTGCCTGGCTTGCTCGCGCCCTTGATGGCGAACACGTTTCGCCAGCGGCGCACGCGGCAGAACTGATAGACCTCGTCGGTGTGATGACCGCCGGAGTCGACAGCCGTTGCCAGAATCCCCAGACCAACACCGCACGGATGCCGGTACTTGGCCTTGAGCAATTCGTCCAGCGCCGCCCAAGTGCGATCATCTGCCGGGTCGCCCGAGACGATCTGGTAGTCAATGACCCAGCGCTCCATGCCGACGCCCCACCCCATCGCCATGAACTCCAGGCGGTTGGCCTGGACGTCAACGGCGCCGGTGATCATGAGCACGCCGGCCGGCATCGAGCCGAGGGTGAAGTTTTCCAGGCGTGCCCGGTGCTTCAGGGTATCGGCCTTGGTTTGCTCCTGTGCGCTGTCCCAGACCTTCGCCAAACGGGTGTTGTAGAACACCTGCATCGGTTCAAGGTCGCCCTTGGCCTGGGCTTTTTTGGCCTTCTCGAACTGCTTGGCGAGGGACTTCCAGTCCATCCAGCCAAGCGGCGAATACAAGGCGTTAAGGGTAAACCCCACCGTCTCGCCGTCACCCTCGGCATGGGCGCGCCATTCGCCTTTGGCGAGCATCTCGGCCTTGTGGTACTCCTCGATCAACACGTCACAATCAGGGCCGGCGCACTGGTAGTGCACCACGCTGAA